TACTAATGGGATTTACAGATAAAATAATAAATTTTTTTTCAGCTACAAAAAAGGCTCCTGAAAACCTTACCAACTTGCGACCAAGAAGGGCGGGAGATGTGATTAAATACGATACTGGACTAACGAGAACATCTCAAGATGTCGGCAAATGGAGACGTGCTTTAATTTCTGCCGAGTCTAAATCTAATTACAATAGAACGGAGTTGTTCAGGCTTCTTAAAGATGTAGCTCTTGACTCTCATTTGTCCTCAATTATTGAGCAACGAAAAAACGCTACACTATGCAGGAATGTTTGTTATTACAATAGCGACGGAACCGAGAACGAAGAGGTGACTAGGCTTTTCAAAGCCTCGTGGTTCGGCAAGCTTAGAGCCATGATGCTGGACGCTAAGTTCTATGGCTTCACGCTTGTGGATTTAGGTGAGATTATAGATTTTAAATTCCCGGCAATTACTCAGGTTCCACGCGAGTACGTTAAGCCAGAGCTAGGAATAGTAGTATCTCAGCCTTCTTTAACTGATGGTATTTCTATTGACGATCCAAAGTACGCCAAGTGGAATTTGTTTTTTGGAGAGAAGGAAGATTTGGGCCTTCTAGTTAAAGCTGCGCCGTGGGCTCTATGGAAAAAAACAGTCGTTGCGTACTGGTCGGAGTATTGCGAAAAATTCGGAATGCCAATGCGAGTTGGCAAGACTAATATACAAGACGAGACTTTAAAGGCTAATATGGAAAGCGCCCTTAAAAATATGGGTTCGGCATTCTGGGCGCTGATGGATAAGGAAGACACAATAGAGCTTCTTGAAACATTCAACACTGCCGCTTACGACATTTACGATAAATTTATCGAAAGGGCCAACTCGGAAATGAGTAAGCTCATATTATCACAGACAGGCACGACGGATGAAAAGAGCTTTGTTGGTTCGGCTAATGTGCATCAAGATGTATTAGGCCAGTTGATCGAACAAGATGTATTATGGCATGATAATAATCTAAATGAAATAGTAAGGCCAGCGCTTGTGGCGCTTGGGTTCCCTGTATCAGACGGATACTTTGAGACAGGCTATGAAGAGAAGGCGAGCTTAAAAGACAAAGTAGAAATGATCGCTAAATTTATGCCTTATCTGAAATTCGACAAAGAATACTTAGAGGAGGAGTTTGATATAGTGATTGAAAGCGTGATCGATAACTCACAAAAGCCATCGATCGAAAAGGACAAGAAAAAAATAAACGATGCCACAAGAAAATATTACGACTCTCTATAGTACCGTCTGCACAACTTGTGGTGGTTATCACAACGTTTCAGAGGCTAATATCTTTACAGATGAAGAGATGAATATGCTAATTGACGGTGTGCTTACTGGCATCTACTCAACAGCGGGTCTTCCAGCGTGGTACTATGAACGAACCGCGGAGGCTCTTTTCTCGGGCGTTGAAGCGGGGTTTGGTAGTAACTTATTTGAGCTAATCTTTGGAAGCACGGACTATGCACTATTAGCAGAATTAAGAACCAACATATATGTTTTCTCTGCTGCTAAGACTTACCAGCAAGTTAGAGATATGGGCGACTTGTTGGTTATCTATAAAGACCGCCCTGATCTATTCAAGAAGGAGGCGAAGAAAATATTTCAAGATTACAATACGCCAAAAGGGGCGAACTACCTTAGTGCAGAATATCAGACAGCCAAGTCTAGCGCCAGAAGCGCAAAGAACTGGCAGCGGATAGAGAGCGACAAGGGTGTTTTAAAAATATTAGAGTATCAGACGGTAGGCGACTCAAGGGTAAGGCCTGAACATGCAGAATTGGACGGCATCAAAAGGCCTGTAGATGATTCGTTCTGGAGTAATTATTACCCGCCCAACGGGTGGAGGTGTAGATGTGACGTACTCCAGCATGAGGAGGGCGACATAACAAGTCTGAAAGGATTTAAGCAACCAGAAAGTGTGCCAGAATCGTTTATGATGAACAGCGGAAAAGACAGGCTAATATTCAGCGAAAAACATCCTTACTTCCAGGTGAAGCGGGGTGATAAGCAATTGGCAATTGATAATTTCAACTTACCATTACCCTGATGGCACGCAATAGAGGAGGAACCGATAGTATTAAAAGGAAAATTGCAGCCTTTAATAATTTAAAGGGAACGCTTCCTACGTCACTAGGAAACGACGCTGTTAATTTCTTTAAGAACTCATTCAGAAAGCAAGGCTGGGAGGATGAAGGAATGCAGCGATGGAAGCCAAGAAAAGGAGAAGTTAATGCAGGGATCTCTAAAGTTTCAAAGAAGAGCGATTCGGGGAGAGCCATACTTGTCAAGAGTGGCGATTTGAAGAAAAGTATTATTGTAGAAGTGGCGAACTGGGGAAAGATCAGAATAGCATCTAGTCTCCCGTATGCAGCCATTCACAACGAAGGACTAAAAGGGTCAGCATGGGGAAAACATCCCTTTCAGATGCCGAAAAGAAAGTTCATGGGGAGGTCAAGAAAGTTGCACAATAATTTGAGAGCAAAAATTGAGACAAAAATAAATTCAGCAATGAAAGCATGAAGGCGCTGTATCAGGCCATACGAACAAGGATAGAAAGTAGTTGCCCATCAATAAAATGGGTGCGACTGTTCAATAATCAATTTGAAAGATCGAACAACGATGATCCATCTCAGAATGATGAACAGGCATTTCCTTACCCTTGCTGTTTTATTGAGTTTCCAAGCGACAACATTCAAACGTCTTCCGGCTATGGATCAAAGCGCTTAGAGGTATTAGTAAGAATTTACATCGGCTTTGAGTCGTATGCTTTTGAGGACTTAAAGATGTTCGATATCGCACAAGAGGTACAAGGCGCTATTGAGAATTATAAGACCGACAGTATCACCCCTCTTACTTATGAGGCCCAGCGAATGGACTATAATCACAACAGCGTGTATGTATACCAATTCGATTTCAGCACTCAATACACCGACGATAGTTTCTATGTGAAGAACGGACAAATAGCAGCTCCTTCTCCATTGGCATTAGAGGCTACCGCGGACTTAGATATAGACAACATTATAATTCGTACAGGAGATGGCTCGTAACATAGCAACGATAAAAGAAGCAATAAGAGTAGAGAAAAACAACTACCCATCACTCACGCCTATTCTCTTTCAAGAAGAGGGAGGGAGTAGAGTAGGAATACTCAACAACATAGCTGACATAATGGCTATCAATATTAATATTTTCGAGCAATTACTAGATGCTTATAAGCTAGAGCTGGAAGGAATTGCCGCTAGTGCAGTCCCCGGCACAGGGAGTTGGATTCATGCAAAAGTATTGGAGTTCCAATACAGCGTAACCAATCCTCAGTATATCCAGCTCATTGGCTTAGTGCCTACCTACAACAAAGTAGATAGTTCGCTAAGGATAATCTCCAGGGCTTCGGTAGCTGAAAATGGAAATGGAAGAATTAGCATTAAAGTAGCGACAGGAGAACCGCCAGCGCCACTCGACAGCTCGCAGCAATTGGCACTATCTGAATACTTAGATATTATTGGTCCTGCTGGGCCACAGATAAGCGTATCGAGCAACATATCAGATAAGCTATATGTCAACGCGACAATCTACTATGATGGTCAGTTTGTTTCCAGCATCCAAACAGATGTTAAGGCGGCTATTAATAACTATCTGGCAAATATCAGCTTCGATGGATTGGTAACTGTTTCTAAAATTCAAGATGCCATACAAGGTGTAATTGGAGTAAGAGACGTGGTGATAAACTCGGTAAAAGCAAGGGCGAATGGTGTTGGGTTTATTTCAGCCACCACCGTTACTCGTCAATGGTCAACCATAGCGGGATACATAGTAGAAGAGAATACAGCAGGACAAACGTTTTCGGATAGCATAGCCTATACAGCGGAATGAGTAAGTATAGCTGCGATTTCGATATTACAAGCGTTGAGCTGCTACCGGTTCATAAGAGGGTGAATAATATCAAAAATGTTCTTTTCTCACTTGTGGCACCGCTTAATGAACTTGAAACTGTTTTTACTTACCTGAGAGAAGGTAGTGCGGCAGGGAATTACAGTGGCATAATAGTTTATACTTTTGGTCAATTTGTCAACTACCAACGAAGGGTATATTATCGAAACCAAGTAACCGCAGGGTACTCGGCGGGAGTAACGCCTAATAGCTCAACATACTTCGTTCCTGTGCTTGAATATTCCATAGGACTAGATGAGCGTATTCGATTTTCGCCACAAAAGATATTATTGGAATACGCGCTCAATAGAATATTTCAAACAACCTTTAATCAACCGCCTACGCTTTCGCAGATTTACATTACCAATGAAAACACTGACGACGATGCGTTTGTGGTTGGGGACGACGACGAAGACACTTCTACGGTATCGCAAACAGATGAATTATATGACTGGGCAGTCACTCAATTAGACCCTGACGTTGGACTCCCAGACTTTGTAATCCATGTTCCCGTGGCCGTATGGACGGCACTAGCCGGAACACCTACAGAAAGAGACAATATTATATTATCCGTTGCAAATAAAATAAAACTATTCGGCTATAAAGCCAGCGTAACCACTTACTAATATGAGAAAATTCATAACCACCAACATTATAAATCCAGTAAAGGCGCCTATTACAGAAAAGGCAATTAGGCATATTAACGACATGGTTGGCGAGCCAATAAACTCGATTATCAAGGCGATGATAGGCGCTTATACCACCAATGATATTGTTATACTGGAGGGATGTGTGCTTACGGTTACAGGGTCGGCCCCTGGAAACTCTACAGCCATTCTTACTGCGGGGTCTGTATACTACAATGGAGAGATTTACTTGGTTGACGCGAACGCCTCGTTGTTGACCAGTAATCCAGATACTTATGTGTGGCAACAAGTAGACACCCTTCAAGATGGTGTTCAAACAAAATTCACCAATGGAACGGTTTACGATTTTCTTTCAATTAGAAAAATGCGATTGGTAGCTGGTGCCGCAGGTTCTGGGATAGCTGATTATAACGGAGCTACTGTAAAGTATTTTTCTGAAACAACCAACTATCAAGGCGGTCCGTCAAGCGATATTATCCAATCAATCTCCGTCCCGATTGGGTGCACTGGAGGGGTCCAAGGAGCTGTATTTGTTGGGGACTATGGTATTGTTTTTCAAAAATCGGGAAGTACAATGAGTGCGGCTGGAGTTCTTTACATAGACGTTCCAGACGCAAGTGCCAATGATGGATTTGTATCGGGGAGTAGCATTCCCATCGGGTTTATAAACTTAGAATTAAGCACGAAGTACAAGGGGAGGTATATTGCTGGCGCCTCTTTTTCAGGAGGCGTCAATCAAGGTATCGCAGTGTGTACTAATAATTATCAGGCGGGATATTTCGGAGACATAGGATTCGGTAATTCGTCTATAGGACGTGTACAAATAGATGAAAACGGGAACTTGTCGATAAACAACATTTCCCCGCCTGGCGCAAATAAGCGCATCGTTATTCAATTTAACTTACAGTATGATTTGCTAAATTAAATTAGTAACGACGCCAAGGCTATCTTTTTGCGAAGTTTTCCCAATGAATGTACCGACTTGGAACATAAATGACTAATACACCACTCCTCCTAATGGAGTGTAACGAATCAAATCACCTTCTTTAGGAATTACCGAGCGTCCGAGTATATCGAAGTACTGAATATCCCGATAGTTTTGAGATGAAAATGGCTCGATGATAGAGGTAGGGATGATTACTATTGGGGCGTTTATTGTGTATAATCCCCATGAAAAGTCAGACCTATTACTCTTTACCGAAAAGTTTGAGGAAATTTCAACGTCCCCCGGCAGCCCAGTGACATTAAACCTAATAATACTGTCTGCACCTATATTCTTCAAGGGTATCTTTTTAAACAAAACTCCCTCGTTGTATATTTCTATAGTATCTGTAATTTTTGGGAGGTACGTGTATTTGACCTTCCTAAAGGTTTCGTACCCAGAAAATCCAGAGAACACGCCAAAGCCAGAAGTCGTTAAATCAGGCACATCAGATCGCAAGAAAAGAGAGTGCAGAGTCGAGCTTCCGTTCGCGCGCAGATGATTATTTCCGACAAAGTAACTATTAGTAGGAAGCGTGAACGTCACCTTTCTAGTTCCGTCAAGTTCTGTGGGAATGGTTAAGAAGTTGTAGAGCTGAATTTTGTATACTTCCTTAAAATTGGTACCATTTCCAAGGTAAATTCTTCCAGTATCTGTTACAGCTTGTGGTTGTCCAGTAAGCCACACGGTAATACTTTCGCCAAGCGTAGAGGTGTCGGCGCTTACGTACCATATATTAAGATCAGAAGAGAATGCCATTGAAGGCAAAAGTGCGAGTAATAGGAGTAGTTTTTTCATCCCAAAAAGTAGGCAATAATCCTGACATTTGCAAAAATAAATGTTGATAACTTGCGAAAGGCCGCTAATAGCTGTTTTTAGGCCTGTTCTGGTAAAAGAAATTTGCCATTTCCCGAACAAGTTCTGATTGTTTATATCCCCTCTCAAGGTCATGTATAAATCTATTCTTTAATTCACCGTGAAGCCTTCCTGTCACTAGAACATTAGGAGACTTCATCGCTTCTTTTGGATCTATCTTTTTCCCCATCACAAGTTTGTTTTTTCCAAAAATACGAAAAATAAAAATACATGTTGCTAGATGTTGCATAAGAAAATT